GTCCCAGAGGCTCAGCAAAGCGTTGTGCTGTCAAGACCAGAAAGAGGTATTATTCGCTCGTCTGTGCCTAAGAGAGAGATAAAAGAAATACAAGGCCGAGTGGCATCTCAAAAAGCGTCATACCCCGGCGATCAAGGTTGGGCGCAAGACAAAATGCAGGTCGGTAAAATCAAAGAGAAAAAGAACAAAAAGGGCGATATTCTTGGATATGAAGTTGAGTATAAGGCAGTACCTTATGAGTTTGATAAGCCTCCATTTGGTGTAAGCCCAGAAGATTGGGAGCGCACACTATCTGACCGAAGCGTTCAGTCGATTAGAGACCTGGCAGAGCGTGTAAAGCAGGGCGATCCTAAAGCGAAAGAAATACTTGAGCAGGCCAATTGGTATCGATCAATGCGCACCAGGTTGCGCGAAGAATTCGGTGGCCTTGGTGACGTGTTTGCCGATGTTCTTGGTGCCACCTCTGCTCAGACAGGCGTTGAGATGAACTGGAATAATGCCATCGAGATCATGCGCCGATACAGTAGAGGTGAGTTTGATGATCAGATTAAGCAATATGAAAAAATGGTTGAAGAGGGCTCTGCAAGTCCGGGTAAGCTCACTGATATGCACAAAGACCCTAACAACCCGTTCCAGCTAATAACAAACGCGGCAGGAAAGCTCTTTAATGCTAATAGCCCTGCGGCGACTAAAGCATTATTAGACATGTTCCGCGTAGCATCTGGATCGCCAAAAACGCCTAATTTCACTGGCAACCTGATTGGCTATACAAATGCGCCCACAATTGATGTTTGGGCGGCTCGATATCTACGCCGCCTGGCTGGCAAAGATCGATTGCCACCACCGGTAGAGCAGGGCGTTAAAGGGTCTCACTTAAAAGGGTCAACCTTAGAAGAGCCCAAGGTTGGTCAAGAATTTGGCTTTGGTCAGCGTGTATTAACTGATGCGGCAAGACGGGTTAACGAGGAGGGCATTATTTCCTCGGTAGCCCCAGAATTGGCTGACATGAATCCAGATGACCTACAGGCGGTTGCGTGGTTTTTAGAAAAAGAGCTGTGGACTGAAAATGGCTGGACCACTAAAGCTGGTGAAGGTGGGTCGTTTGACTTTGAGGCTTCACTTGCCGGAGCGGCAGATCCTGCACAAATTGTGGAGTTGCGTAAACAAGCGAGGGAAACATTCAAGGCGCCGAATAAACGCAAGCGCGAAACGGATCAGCAGTATGAAGACAGGGTAGCGGCTGCTCAAATTGCACATGATGCAAAGGTTGCTGAAGCTCAGGCGCAGATAGATGAACTCAAGGCACCATTGGCTCGATATGTTCTAGGCATCAGTGTAGAGCGGCCTAATCAGCGCCCCACAAACATACAACAGGCTGAGGTAGCAAGCAGATTAGGGGAGCCAGCAATGGCAGATGAGAGCGTTGTGGCGTTCCAAGTGAACAACACCTATGGTCGATTTATGCAGGAAGACGAGCGAGCATTTAATGCTGAGTTTGTGACTCGGAGGAACTTTAACCCAGAGGGCGTCACACGCCGTATGGTTGAGGTTGCTAAAGAGGCAGACCAAGATGCCGCGTTTATCTCAAAAGTCGTACCAGAGCGCACAGAGAACAGCAGGCCCGGTGTTGAGATTTATTTCCGAAATCGTCAGCCAGCAGATTTTGCTAGAGATTTGTCTGATAAACTGACAGAATACGGAATAGATGGGTTTACTTTTATCACTGATGCGCGTGTTCAAGACATGCCAGGAAGGCAAGCAGTATTAACAGAAGAGGCTGTTGCAGGTATAAATGGATTGCGATTCCAGTATATACCTGAGTTTGATGTTGGCGCTGACGCATGGGCGACGATGTCTCCTGCTGAGCGAGCGGCTAAAATTGATGAAATGGAAGACCTATTTGCTGACGTGGCGGCAGAAATTGAGAAAACAGAAACAGGTATCAGTTCTGCCAATATGATGCATTACGAAACTAACGTAATTGAGAGGGATCAGTACGATGAGTTACTTAGAGCGCCTACTACAGCGCGAGATTGATAAGGGAAGAGCGTCTGGAGCTGTTGCGCAATCGCTTCGATCTCAGATAGCAAATCAGGCAAGCGGTCAGTCGGCACAAGACATGTATGTAGCCGGGATGATCAAAAAACAGAAGTAGTGCTATAATATTGCACAAATGAATTATCGGTAAGATAATCAAGTATTAGCGGCAACCGCCCAGCCGCAAACGATGGGTGAGTTACAATGAGGTTAGTTATGGCAGATAGTGACGAGCTATTAGACACTGAGATTGAAGAAATCGAAGAGGTCGAGGAAGAGTCCGAGCTTGAAGACGAGTATGAATCAGAGGCTGAGGCCGAAGAGGAAGACGAGGATGAAGGTGAAGAGGACGAGCTGGTAGTCACAATAGGGGAGGATTCGCCACCCCCTGAAGAGACAACGCATGCACCTGAATGGGTGCGGGATTTGCGTAAGCAGTATCGAGAAGAGAAGAAACGTAGTAAAGAGCTAGAACGAAAGCTACAGGAAGTGACAAAAGGTGAAGAGAAAAAGGCTACCACCTTGCCTTCAAAGCCTACGCTAGAGTCAGCGGACTACGACACTGATCGATACGAGAACATGCTTACGAACTGGTACGAGCAGAAGCGCCAGTATGAGGCAGAGCAAGAAGCGGTCAAGCGGCAGGAGCAACAAGTCCAAGCCGAATGGCAACAGAAGCTTGAGTCATATTCGGAGGCTAAAGCATCGTTACGAGTTCGTGACTTTGAGGACGCAGAGGATTTGGTCACTGAGCAATTCTCTACTACTCAACAGGGCATGATCTTAGCGGGTGCAGATAACCCGGCGTTGTTGGTATATGCTCTTGGGAAAAACCCCAAGAAGGCGGCTGAACTAGCCTCGATACAAGACCCAGTGAAGTTCGCGTTTACACTGGCTAAAATGGAGACGCAGTTGAAAACTAGTAAACGATCTGCACCGCCCCCAGAGCGGACAGTCAAAGGGACTGGCACTTTGAGTGGTAGTGTGGATAGAACTTTGGAACGTTTGCGCGAAGAAGCGGCGAAGACTGGCGACTTTACTAAGGTCGTTGCGTACAAGCGGCAGAAGCGCGGTTAATAAATTTTTAGGAGTCTATTATGGCTAATGCATTTAACAAAGAAGAGCGCGTAGCGTTCGAGCAGATCCTGGAAGGTTTCCAGGACGCACTTGTACTTTCACGTAACGTGAATGTATACAACACTGACCAAGCAATGATGGAGCGCACCAACGACACCATTTGGCGTCCAATGCCTTACATTGCTGATTCAATCGATGCCGCTGCTGGCACAGACATTAGTGGGTCTTTCAAAGACTTCACTCAGTTGGCTGTACCTGCAACTATCGGCTTCAACAAAGCTGTGCCCTTCTCACTGACTGCGAAAGAACTTCGTGACCAGTTGCAAGAAGGTCGTTTGGGTGATGCCGCTAAGCAGAAGCTTGCGTCTGATATCAACGTAGCTGTCATGAACGTTGCTGCTAACCAAGGTACTTTGGTTGTTCAGCGTACAGGCGCCGCGTCTGGTTTCGATGACGTAGCAGAGTGTGAAGCCATCATGAACGAGCAGGGCGTAATGTCTGAAGACCGTTACTTGGCCTTGTCAACTCGTGACTACAACGGTATGGCAAGCAACTTGGCTGGCCGTCAGAACATGACTGACCTGCCCAAAACTGCTTACCAGCGTGCGTACGTTGGCATGATCGCATCATTCGATACGTTCAAGCTTGACTATGCAAACCGTATCACTGCGAACGCAGCCACAATCACAATCGACACTGACGGTGCTAACATCGACTACGTACCTGCCGCTACTTCAACTTCGGTTGGTGGCCAGATCAACGTCGACAACCGTTATCAGACTGTGACTGTGTCTAGCACCACTGGCGTAACTGCTGGCGATGCGTTCACGATTGCGGGTATCAACGCGGTACACCACATCACCAAGCAAGACACCGGACAGCTTAAAACTTTCCGCGTGATCTCTGTTGATAGTGGCACCACAATGACTATCTCACCCCCAATCATCTCTGCGTCAAGCACTCCAACGGATGCGGAAGAGCAGTACAAGAACTGTGTTGCTAACAGTGTTTCAAACACTGCGGCTATCACTTTCTTGAACGTTGCTGCCGCTTCTGTTAACTGCTTCTGGCACAAAGACGCGATTGAGTTGTTGCCCGGTCGTTACTCAGTGCCTGGTGATGCAGGTGTGAGCGTACTACGCGCAGCGACTGACCAAGGTATCGAGTTGGTCATGACCAAGCAGTACGACATTAACACTATGAAGACCAAGTATCGCTTGGATACTCTCTTCGGTGTGTCAATGGTAAACCCCGAAATGGCAGGTATCATGCTATTCGGTCAGTCCTAATCGGACAGGGGGCCTTCGGGTCCCCTTTTAACCCTTTGGAGGTCATATGCCTGTTAAAAAAGTGAAGGGTGGTTACAAATGGGGTTCATCTGGTAAGGTTTACAAAACGAAAGCCGCCGCTGAGCGCCAAGGTAAAGCGATATACGCAAGTGGTTACAAGGGTAAGAAGAAATGAAACCACGACAAGGCAAAGCAAAAGTCAAAGTCACATCCAGTGGCAAGAAAGTATCTTACGGTCAGAAAGGCGCTAGCGTAAAGCCCGGCACCAAGAAGGGCGATTCTTATTGCGCTCGATCAGCCGGTCAAATGAAAAAACACCCTGATGCCGCCAAAGACCCAAACTCACCGCTTCGTTTATCACGCAAGCGTTGGAAGTGCTCTGGCACCAAGTCGAGGAAATGAAAATGAAATATCGAGGTAAAGACCCTAGATCAACGGTAACTGGCGGTACATCAAAGTATCGTGGAGCGCCTGTAGCTGGCTCTACTGGCTTTTATCAAGGCAGGGGATACCAACGTACTGCTCGTCCTACAACAGCGCCCACAGCGACCCCCGCAGCGCGTCCAGTGATGGCTGGTGGTGCGAC